CCAGTGAGCTGCACGCACTCGACGCGCTGCGGGCCGAGCAGCTGCAGGGCCGCCTCCGCGTGCGACTGGCCGTTCCCTCGCGCGTCGAACTTCGCGTGGTGAAACAACGGCAGGTGCGTCAGCAGCCACGCCACGATCAGCTTCTGGCAGTCGAACGGGATCTTGCGCAGCTCGATGCGCAGCGGCGTACGCCAGCGCTGGCCACCGGGCAGCACCTGGCCGATCAGGATCGGCGACAGGTCACCGTCGCGGGCAAAGTCCTGGCCCAGCACCGTGCGCTGATCCTGCGGCAGCGCAGCCACCGCAGGCGCCAGCACGTCGTCGATCCATGCCTGCGTGATGCGCAGGCGATCCGGGTCCAGCACGAACTCCGGCTTCTGGCCGTACCGCAGCACCTTCAGGTCGGCGACGGCGCACTTCTCCAGCAGCAGCCGGCTGAAGTACACGCCCGTGCCGCGCATGGGGATGCATTCCAGCTCTTCGTCCGCCGCCTCGGTGGTGCGGTACTTGGCGCGCACGTTGGCGATGAACTCGGCCTCGGCCTCGGGCGACCACGGTTTCTTGGTCACCAGGCAGATGCGCTTGTACAGGCCCTCGCGCACCGCCTGGGAAAACGTCGTCTGGTGGTGCGACCAGGGCAGCTTGCCGGCCTTCACGTCCTTGAGCAGGTCGTTGAAGGGGTTGTCCTCGCCGTTGTGCGTGCCGCCGATCGACACCCGGCCGCCCCAGATCAGGTAGGCCATCGCGCCGTCGATCACAGGGCCGAGGTTCTCGATGTGTCCGGCCTCATCGATGCGGGCGTGCCCCTGGCGGCCGCGCCAGTTGTACGGCATGGCGCTGAGCGCCTCGATCTTGTGGCCGCTGGCCAGCGTGATCTTGTAGCGCACCACGTCGCGCCGCTCGTTGTCGATGACGGCCTTCTCGTAGGCCACGTCGATCTGGCTGCAGGCCACGTTGAACCAGCGGGCAAACGTGGCGCAGTCGCCAATGAACTCCGCCGCCATGCCCTGGTTGTAGCCCATGTAGAACTGGTCCATACCGCCGAAGGAGTTGGCCGCTTCGCCAACGGCTTCCGGCGCCCACGCGCCCCAGGTGAAGCCGATGCGCCGGCCCTTGTCGCAGATGCGCACGTCCGCATCGTCCAGGTGCCAGCGCACCTGGTACGGCAGCAGGATGCTGGGGATGTCCGATGCCGGCGCCTGTGCCAACGCCATGCCGGCGCGTTCGGCCTGCTTGTCGACGACCAGCTGCAGGGCTTCCTCTTTTTCCTCGGGCGTCACGGCGCGGCCTCGCCGTCGACCGGAATGCCCAGGAACTGCGCACGCAGCTGCGCCCAGTGCTCCGGCGACATGCCTTGTTTCTTCGCCACCTTCTCCGCGACCTTGGCCTGCCGCTCCAGTGCCTTGCGCTCGATCTGCTCGCGACGCTCGATGCTGGCCTTGGTCGAGGCTTCCATGTCGCGGATGGCCTTGGCCAGCAGCATGATGTCCATCGCCTTCGGGCGGGCCGGCTGGCCGTCCTTGCCCTTCGGGCCATCCTCGCTGCCGATGTCCGCGATGGTGCGAAAAGCCACCGTCTTGAGCATCTCGGCCAGCAGCGCGCTGACGTCGCTGCCGGGGTCTTCGCTCAGCTGGTTCACCCACTGGCCGGCCACCGCCTGCGCCTCGCGGTAGTGCGCCATCTGCTCGCGCGCGCCTTTCACGTAGCGGCCCACGGCCGACTTGCTCACATCGGCGTCGAGCCCGTTCAAGGCGTCGGTGATCTCATGGATCGTGCGCCCCTCGCGGATCAGCCGATGGCACAGGTCGGCCAGCTCGCGCGGCAACTGCTCGATGGTGGAGCGCCGGCCCATGTCAGTCCTCCAGGCACTTCACGCCGGGCACGTCCAGGTCACCGCTGACGATGTCCCGGCCGGACTGGGTAATCGTGGCGAACTCCACCCCGGCCACGTCGCGCAGCCGCGCAAAACCGTGGCGGCTCAGCCAGGCCATGTCGATGGCGACGGTGTCGGCGTCCGCCTTGTAGCCCCACTGGCGCACCAGCGTGCGCAGCATCGGCGCGCTGGCGCCCTGGGCGTTGCTCTCGGCGAGAATGCGCAGCATGCGGCCGCGCCGGTACTGGGCTTGTTCTTCGGTCAGGTTCATTTCCGCTCGCCTCGCATCAGGTGTTCCTGGATCACGCGCAGCTGCTCACGCATCGCATTGGTCGTCGCGCTGTTGGCAGAGATCTGCTCCGCCACACGGTTGATCTTTTCGTGCACGGCGCCCAGGTCGCGAGCGGTCAGCGTGTGGGCTTGCTGCTGCTCGATCCGCGCCACGCTGTCTTCCATCTCGCTCATGCGCCGGGTTTGTGTCTCCAGCTGCTGGCGGATGTCACGGCCCACCTGGTCGGCATGCCGGCGCGTGGCGCGATCGCCGCTGTCGATCTTGGCGCTCAGGTCCGTTGCCTGCGCCTTGCGCCAGATCAGCCAGCTCATCACGACGGCCACGATCGCGCAGATCGCAGACACCACGGCGGCGACAGCTTGCAGGTCACTCCATCCCATCTCACTCGGTTCCCTGGTTCGTTACGGTGGCGCTGGTGGCGCGATCGGCGTTGGCGCGCTCGCGCACGCCTTGCCACTGGATGATCGACAGCAGGCCGTCCAGCACGCACACCGCCGGCTGGCCCTGGTAGCTGCAGTTCGCCGGCGGCGGCGGCGGCGCCGGGATCGGGGCGGTCAGGCGCCGATCCAGCGGCCGGTACGCCGGCACCGGGACCTCAATGACTTGTGCCGGCCTGGTCACTCGCCGCAGGTCCCCACAACTGCCCAGCCACGGCAGGGCAGACAGGCAGGCGAGCCAGGTCAGCGCATTGCGGGTCTTCATGGGCGGCCCTCTGTGCTTCGACGGTGCGTTGCACCAGCAGCTTGCCCAGCTTGTTCTGCAACTGGTCGCGCGCATCGAGCGCAGCCTGCGAAATGGCCCGCTGGGCTTCCAGGCCATCCTTCAACGTTTTCAGCTCGCGCCGGACCGTGGCGAGCGTCAGCGCATCGGCGGCGCGCTGGGCTTCGGCAAGCTGCCGATCCGCCACAGCGGCATCCACCTGCTTTTTCGCCGCGGCCTGCGTCGCCTGCACGCCATCGTCGTAGCCGCGATGGTGGCCGTGCCATTCGAGCGCGGCGGCCAGCACCAACAGGCCGAGCACCCCCCAGCCGAGCGTGGCGAGCTTCACTGGCACACCGCCAGGCCGGGCCATCCCGCGTCGATGTACGCCGGCTCCAGCGTCAGCAGTATCCGGCTCACGTAGTCACGGTTCTCTTGCCAGGCGGCGGCAGATCGCGACCGCTGCCGCTCCACATGGCCAAACCAGATCACCGGATGGTCCCGCGCTTCATAGGCCATGCGCGTCTCGCGGTCGCGCGCGGACTCGCCACCGTTGTAGGCACTGAGCGTCATCGCCCAACGGTCACAGGCCGTGGCGCCGGGGGCGCGATCATGCAACCAGGCGTCGTAGCACACCACCGCACGTATCGACCAACCCGCATCCCAGGGGTCGGGCGCGCCGACATCCGGGCAAATCTGCGGCAGCCACGCGGCGGTGGAGGGTGTGAACTGGGCCAGGCCCTGGGCATAGGGGCTGCGTGCAGTGGGTCGCCAGCCGGACTCCTGGTGCAGCTGCGCGGCGATGCGCGCCACCGGTGCGTCCATGCCAAACGTGGCGCCGGCGGTGCGCTCCAGCTGCACGCGGTAGCGCACCGAGTCGGGCGGAATCGTGACCGTCGATGCGCATGCGCAGGCGCAAACGATCGCCAGCACCACCAGCACCAGCACGGCCAGCAGCAGGCCGATCTTGTCGCCAGCGCGGCGGCCGTACTTCATGGCAACAAGGCCCCGGCGAGGATGGCCGCGCCAATGATGAGCGCCCGCCGCTTCCACGCCGTACCCTCCGCCACACCCGTCAACGTGTGCGGGCGCGCATAGGGAAAAATGATGCGATCCACCCAGTAGCCCAGGTAGGCATACAGGCCAAGTCGTGAGGCGCCCCAGATCAGCAAGCCGACCTTGGCCGGGTTCATCATCAGCACCACCACAAACGTGATGGCGCCCAACAACAGCAGCGGCGTGGCGCGCAGCTTGTCGCGGATCGAGGGGAGTGCCTGGACGAGCCAGGTAAAGATCGTCGGGAGGTTCATGGGGCACAAGGTGCCCCATGAGGGTGGCGCGGTCTTTTAGCGCGGCCTATTAACCCGGGCACGCCGGCGCCGAGTGGCTACGCTACCACGTTCGCGTTGTTACGGCGGCGGCTCTTTCGACGACGACCTCTTCATCAAGCCGTCCAGGTCGGGCAGGTAGTTGGCGAACAGCCATTTGAACTTGCCGAGCTCGGGCCACTCATCGCATTCGTAACCGTCGGCGCGCATCAGGTTGATATGGCAGCGCGTGATCACATAAGGCAGCGGAATCGGCTCCCGTTTGTCCAGCTCACGCTTTTGCTGCATCAGGTCGTTGTAGCTGGCTCGTGTGCATTCGGCGCGGCGGTACGCGTTCTCCAGATCCACAAACTGGTCATGCAGGCGCGCGTGCTCCCAACTGTGCCTTCCGAATCCGATCACCAGGTTGGCGGCCGAGAGCACGGTTACGCCAAATGTCAGCCACGCAGCGAGTCCCGTGTTGGTGCCAATCAGCAATGCGCAGGCCCCTGACCCAAGCACGATGGAAAAGAATTGCGCCCTGTGGTTCCAACTCTCGAAAAACCGGCGACGCTCCAGGTGATAGGCACTGCATAGGCGCAGGCGCAGGCCCAACTGAAACCAATCTGTGCCGAGGTCGGATTCACTCATGGCTACTTATCCTTGCGCGTTGGCGGCTTGGTGGGCAGCGGGTCGCGTTCGTTGATGGTAACGGGGCCGATACGTTCTCCCGATGGCCGGACGGGTTCCGCATAATCCACGGTATAGCGCTGCGGCCGCTCGTGGTTCGTCGCCTTGTCGTGGTGCGATTCCTGTGAAGGCTTCCGCTTGTCGTTCATGGCATTTCCATTGGTGAGTGGTGGTCAGTGGTTGTTCGGCGGCTCCGATCCAGCCAGCCAGCGGCACAGGCGCGGGATGTCCTGGATCAGCCACACCACGACGACGCGCCATGCCTGCACCGTGACATCGCTCGTCACCACTGTCAGCAGCAAGCTGCCACCTACGATGGCAAGAACATAGATATCAGTGCTGTCGGTGCCGTAACGCCATTCCGACAGCATAGAAATGAGCAACAGCACGAAGCTGTAGCCAAACATGCGTCGCGCATCTTTCAGCGCATGGCGAATGCGCATATCGCGATCGCGGGTGGTGCCCAGTTCGTGGCCGCAGTAGCAGCAGGCATCGCTCTTGGGTGGTTGCCCCCGTAATCCGTAATGGTGGTGCTCGTGGTAGTCGCGCAGCGCGACGCGGTTGCCGTCGCCCACGTTGACATCGCCACCTGCCGCCACGCTGCGTCGGTCAGCGACGGTATGTGGCATCGTCAGCTCCTGATCATCCAGCCCAATCCATGCGCCCGCAGCCAGCGCGGCAGTGTGTATTGGATCCACACTTCCAGGCCGATGACGGCTTGCTCCAGCAGCCCGCCGATCAGCAAGATGGCCAGCAGACCACCGGCCGTAGTGCTGGCCTGGCTCCCCAGCAGGCGAGGGTAGGCATAGAGCGTCAGCCCCACTCCCGCCACCGCCACACCAAAGCAAAACACAAACCGCACGTCGCCCAGGCGCCGTCGCCACCACCGGCGACGTTCGGCGGCGGCCTCGCGGCTGCGCCGCTCGGCGCCGATGTCGTGGTGACAGTAGAGGCAGGCGTCGATCCTGGGGGGCTGCCCTCGCAGTCCACAGTGCTCGCAATGCATGCATTGCCGGTCATCGGCGTGCCCGGCAAAACGGTGCGACAGCTCGCGGAACCAAGGGTCGATGACACCTGCATCGTGATGGTGCTCGTGGTAATCGCGCAGCGCGACGCGGTTGCCGTCGCCCACGTTGACGTCGTGGCCCGCTGCCACGCTGTGTCGATCAGCGACGATATTGCGCACTTTGTTTCCTTGGCTGTGCATACCTGATCTCCATGATTGAGCCCAGCCAAGGACGGAGCATTGATCGTGCCAGTGCGCTACTTACGGCGTTTCGAGTTCCACCCGTAATGCGCCTGAGGTTTCGGCGAATCTAGCTTTGAGCGCACTCAGTCGCGTTTTCCAAATGTACTTCGGCTCGGTTGTGCCGGGAGCTCCACTTTCAAGAAGGGCCAGCTCGGCGGCTCGAACTTGTTTCAGCTGCGGCACCAGGTTGAGCCTTTGTGCTGCAGCTGGCATGTCTGCGTAGATCTCGGCGCTCTTTCGTTTTTGCTCGGCAACAGCGTCCAGTGCTTTTTGGTAGTCGCCGGTACGGTACGCGAGCTCATAGATCAACTCGAAGTTCTCGATGCCTATGGGGGCCGTCGTCAGATAGAAGTCCAGCGTCGCACGATCTGCCGAAGCCGACGGCCGAGTGCTTGAGGCGGCAGGTTTGGCAGCAATCGCTGGTGCACATGCAAGTACAACCAGCGATGCAGCAAGCAATGTTCTGAAAATGCTCATGTGTTTCCCCCTGCTTGTTGTCCAGCTACTTGATGCGCCGGCCGCTCTTGTGACCGAAGTTCACATCCCCGCCCGCTGCCATGCTCCCGCCTACGGCGATCACATTGTGGCCCGAGGCAGCCGTTTCGTGCGGCAACCCACGTTGCAGCAGTTTCACCGCGCGGCCGCGATCTGCGGCGCTGAGATCACGGTAGGCCAGCACCAGCTGACGCTCGTCGTCTGACAGCTTGAGCTCGCCCTCGCCGTACCACTGCGGCCATAGCTCCAAAAGCGGGCGTCCCGTAGCCGCCGCGATCCACTCCTCTACCTGCTTGCTTCGACTGCGCCCGTTGATGACTGCGTTGACGGAAGTCGGCGTGACGCCGAGTTCGTCCGCAACGTCTTTTTGTTTGTGCCCCGCAATGGTGAGCAGAGCCTTGATCTGTGCCGGATGCATCGAACGTCCCCAACGGGCTTGACAAAATGAACCTTTGAACTTAGGCTGCGCACAAAAGGTAATAAATGAACTTCATTTGTGATGCGCGAACGGTTTGCGCATGCACTACGGATCAACTCGTCACATGCAGCCATCCGTCATCAAAGCCCTCCTGAAGCTGCGCGGAATCTCGCAAGCGGATATCGCGAGGCAATGCGGTCGTTGCGCGCCATCTCAGGTGTACCAGGTCATCGAAGGCATCGCGCGCAGCAAAAAGATCGAGATGCGTATCGCCGCCGCCAGCGGCCTGTCGCTGGCCGAGCTGTGGCCGCAGTGGTACGGCCCGAATGCCAAGCCGCGTAGCCGCCGCGCCGTCGGCAAAACCGAAATCGCCGACGCGCTCCGCGCGCTCGCCGGCTGAACCACGATCCCAAGGGGGGAACCCATGCCCACCACGCCCATGCTCACTTTCGGGTTCGCCGCCGCCGCGCGGCTCGCCCGCGAAAACACGCCCCGCCTCGGCGGGGAGTCGCTGGACGCCTACCAGCTGCGCCTGGACAACCGTACTTGCGTGCTGCTGCGCGCCAGCGTGCAGGACGGCAGCCTGCTGCACCGCTACATGCACGTGACCTACCGGTTCACCGCGCCGGACAGGCGCGCCGACGAGCTGCGCTGGATTGCGGCGGAGACGCTGCGCCATGCCGCGCCGCAACCACGGGTACCCGATTACACCCTTGTCGCCATGCGCGCGGCGGGCTGACTCATGCATCCACAGGGGGAGAGCATGTCCATCAATCATGTCGACTGGGCCGGTTTTTCGGCCACAGAGCCGCTGCTGGGCGCCGACTACGTGCGGCCGCTCACCAGTGTGGAGGAGTGCTTCCGTTGCCGGTCGGACCTGACAGGCCAGGCGCTCAGCAAAGAAGAGTTTGACGTGGTGCGGACGGGAGCGACCCGCAGCTGCCGAACCATCGGCGACTACATGGCGGTCATGGCTGCGCACGGAGTGTTCCCGCTGTTGGTGCAATCACGGTTGCCAAGCCATACAGGAGAGCCTGCATGAGCTCCTGCTCTGGCGTCGGACCGGGATTCCTACGCATGTCCCACATGAGCTCGCGCATCCAGGACGTGGCCTCGCTGCTGTCGGTCGCCTGCCCCAAGCGCATCAAGTATTGGCCGACCACAGTCGCCTGCACCCGCAAGGCTTCTTCCAGTGCGTCGATGCGTTGTTCCAATGCCGCGATTCGGCTGGCCATGTCGTTTCCCGTGCCTGTGCGCTCTCGTCAGCGGACATTTCACCCCGTGCAAGCCCTTTGCACAAGGGCAAAACGCCGCCGCGTTTGGAGGGGTGCAAGCCCAGCGCCCATGCGGGGTGCGCAATGAATCGCCGCCATTGGAAGACCTGGCGCCCCACCAGCCTGCAAGAGGCGGTCGAAGGCTGCGTGCAATTTGCGCAGGACAACCACCGCCGCACGGTGGATCGCATCGCCGACCTGGTCGGCGAGTCCAAGTGGACCGTGTACAAGTGGATCCAGAGCGGCAGCATCCCCGCCAAGAAGATCGCGGGCTTCGAGCTGGCCTGCGACCGCGCCTACATCACCGAGTACCTCGCCACCAGCGCCCGCAAGCTGGTGATCGACATGCCCACCGGCCGGCTGCCGCTGGGCAGCGACATCCATGCCCTGCAGGAGTCCTGCACCGCCGCCATTGGCGCGCTGCTGCGCTTTGCCGAGGGCAAGGCCGATGCGGCCGACACGGCCGACCACCTCACTGCCGCCATGACCCGGCTCGCCCACGAGCGCGCCCAGGTCGAGCGGCACGCGCAACCGGAGCTCACCCTGTCATGACCGACCTGCTCATTCGGCTTCGGCGTCGCCTGGACGCCCAAGCCCTGCACCAGCTGCGCGCCGAAGCCGCGCGACTGGCCGCCGAGAACGAGGACCTGCGCGAGCGTCTCTACCAGGCCGAGGCGCAGGCCGCGTTCTGGGCGCGCGAGGGCACCGAGCTGCACCTGCAGCTGTGCGAGGCGATGCACGGCGCGCCAGGCATCACGCAGGCGGGCCACCTGGTGGTGGCGCACTGATGGCCGCCCCCAACTACATCAACGCCGCGCAGCAGCGCGTGTTGCAGATCCTGATGTACCTGGCCGGCCACGAGCTGATGGGCGTGATGCCCAGCGAGCTGGCCAAGGCCATGCGAACAAGCGCCAGCAACATCACCCGCGACCTTGCCAACCTGCGCGAGGCCGGTATGGCCGAGCAGGTGGTGGACACCGGCGGCTGGCGCGTCACCCCGCGCGTAGGGCAGGTCGCGCTGCGCGTCATGAATGCCTACGGCGAAGCGAAACGGCGAGTCGAAGAAACCGCCCAACGCTTCTCGGTCGGCTCTTAACCCTGGAGTATTTATGGCACGCCCATCTCGCGCGCGCAGCGCAGACGATCTCAACGCGGTAGACAACACCATCGACCACGCCGCCCTGGCGGACGCCGGCGCCGCAATGGCCCAGCTCGGCACCAACGTGGTGGCCATCGAGGCGGAGTACGGCCTGGACATGCCGTACTCGCTCGACCTCTACATCCAGGCCATCCGCGTCAAGGCGGCGGAGTCCGCGCAGCGGCTGATCGAGATTGGCCGGATGCTGATCATCATCCGCGAGCGCGAGCCGCAGGGCACGTTCCACACCGCGCTGGAGCAGATCGGCTTCGGCGTGCGCTTCGCCCAGCGGGCGATGCAAACCGCGGCGAAGCTGCACAACCTCCCGCGCGTGCAAAACCTGGGCGTGAGCAAAGCGCTGGAGCTGATCTCCGAAGACGACGACACCCTGGAGGCGCTGGAAAGCGGCGGCACGTTGGCCGGGCTCACGCTGGATGAGCTCGACAGCATGACCGTGCGCGAGCTCAAGGCCACGCTGCGAGCGGAGCGCGCCGAGCGCAAGGACGAGAAGGCCGCCGACGAAGAAATCATCCGCGCCAAGGACGAACGCATCAACAAGCTCACGCGGGACAAGCGCAAGAGCCGTGAAGAGGACACGCTTCGCAAGGCAGCCACTGACCTTCTGCTCGCTGCCGACGAAGCAGTGGTCGAGGCTGTCTCCCACATCGCGCGCCTGCGCCGCACCCTCGGCGACGTGGACCAGCTCTACGCCGACGCCGGCGTGGTCGTGGACGCGGACATCGCCGAGCGCATGGAGGGAAACATGCGCTGGGCGGCTGACCAGCTGCGCGAACTCGCCGACCTGCTGGGCGAGTAACGATGCATCCCGCCGAGCTCGCCGAGATGGACTACTTGCGCGGCGTGGCGCTGCGCCTGCGCGCGGCCGGCCACGGCCAGCGCGGGCCATTGATTGCCGAGGCGATGAGCTGGCTGGGCCTGAGCAAGGAGACGCTGTACAAGCGCCTGAAGACCGTGGGCTGGAGCAGTGGCCGCAAGCTGCGCGCCGACAAGGGCGACAGCCGCGTCAGCGAGGCCGAGGTGAAAGTGGTGGCCGGCATCCTGCGCGCCAGCCAGCGCCAGACCGGCAAGGAGCTGCTGCCGGTGGGCGACGCGATCGATATCGCGCTGGCCAACGGCCTGCTGGCCGAGCGTGTCGCGCCCGAAACGATGCTGCGGCTGATGCGTCGCCACGATTGCCATCCGCGCCAGCTGGCCCGGCCCGAGCCGCACGTCAACATGCGCAGCCTGCACCCCAACCACGTGTGGCAGCTCGATGCCTCGGTGTGCGTGCTGTACTACCTGCGCAACGGTCGCGTCGGCGTGATGGACGAGCGCAAGTTCAACGCGCGCAAGCCCCGCGACCTGGCAAAGGTGAGCAACCAGCGCGTGATGCGCTACGCCTGCACCGACCACACCACCGGCAACGTGCTGGCCCGCTACTACAACGTGGCCGGCGAAGACCAGCAGACGCTGTTCGATTTCCTGATGTGGGCCATGCACCGCACCGATGGCCACGTGATGCATGGCGTGCCCTGGATGCTGGTGTGGGATGCGGGCAGCGCAAACCAGAGCCACGCCATCGGCGCGCTGCTTACCGCGCTGATGATCCGCCACTGGGCGCACGTGCCGGGCAACCCGCGCGCGAAAGGCCAGGTGGAGGGCGTGCACAACATCATCGAGCGCAAGTTCGAGGGCCGGCTCACGTTTGCCCGCATCGACAGCGTCGAGCAGCTCAACGCGGAGATGGATCAGTGGCTGCGCGCCTTCAACGGCACAGCGATCCACAGCCGCCACAAGCACACGCGGGACGGCCTGTGGCAAACCATCCGCCAGGAGCAGTTGCGCCTGTGCCCGCCCGTAGAAGTGTGCCAGGTGCTGATGCACAGCAAGCCGGTGACGCGCACGGTCAAGGGAAATCTCACCGTGCAGTTCACGGCCAAGGGCTTTGCGCCGGCCGTGTACTCCGTCGAGGCCGTGCCCAATGTGCGCGCCGGCGAGTCGGTGACCGTGGCGGTCAACCCATACCGCGCACCCAACATTTTCATCATCGGCGAGGCCGAGGATGGCTCCACGCGCTACGTCGAGTGCGAGCCGATCGCAACTGACCACGTGGGCTTTTTCGCCGCCGCGCCGGTGTTCGGCGAGAGCTACGCCAGCAAGGCCGACACCGCCGTCGACACCGCCCGCAAGGACATCAACGAGGCGGTTTACGGCGAGCGCGAGACGCTCGACGCCATCGCCGCGCGCAACAAGGGCCGGCTGGCGTTCAACGGCCAGATCGACCCGTTCAGGGACACGCACGAGAAGGCGGCCAGCGCGCCCAGCCACATCCTGCGGCGCGGCACCGACATGGACGTGCCCGACCCGGTGTACGTGGAGCTCAAGCCACTCTCGCACGTGCAGGCCCTCTTCGAGCTGCGCGCTCGTCTGGGCCGTTCGGTGGCACCGGCCGAAGCCGCCCTGGTGGCCGAGCTCTACCCCGATGGCGTCCCCGAAACCGACCTCGATGCACTGGCGCTGCGGATCACCCAGCCCGTGCCGCAGCGCCCCCGCTTGTCCGTCGTGGGCTGATGCCCACACCCGCCCGCAGCAAAGGAGTCGCACGCATGAAAGCCACGTTCACGATCGACAACCCCCACATGCTCGCCGAAGCGTCTGCGGGTGATTTGTTTGTTCCGCTGGGCCCCGACCTGGTCGAGTGCGTCTGCGCGCTCCGCTGCGTCGACAGCCCCGACGGCGTGCGCGCCGACATGCCCGCCGCAGCCCACTTCAACCCCGACGCCATGTTGTCCATCGCGGTGATCGCTTGCCGCGTCGGCGCCGGCGAGCCGGAGTACTACCCGCCCGGCTACTGCACGACGCTGCCGGGCGCCGCACCGGTGGTGTTTGTGCTGCCCGACGCGCCGCTGCAGCTGCATCCGCGCGTCGAGCCGCTGGCGCCGCCGCTCATCCAGCCGATGCAGTCGCTGACCCAGCGCCACGCCCACGAAGCCCTTGCCGCGATCAAGGTGGCGCTGTGCACGGGGGATATCCACCAGCTGCCACCGCACCTCGACACCACCCGCGAGGAGCTCTCCTCGCGCCTGTGACCACTCGACTCGACCACCCACTGATCTGGAGATCAGCATGCACGCACAAACCACTGCCGCACACGTCGTCCCCGATTGCTTGACCCCGGTGGCGTTGATTCGCCCCGGCCAAACCTTTGTCCGCCTGGACTCGCCCAGCGAGGTGCTGGTGCCGATGTCGTACGCCGGCGCCGAAACGCTCGACGCCCAGTTCACCTGGGCGGTGGTCGTGGCGGTCAACCACGACAGCGAGGGCTACGTGCCCGGACAACTGCTCAAGCTCAAGCGCACGACGCACGTGCGCCGCGTACACGAGGCGCGCGCGCCCGTGTATGCGCTGGAGCAGTAAGCCATGACGCGCATGGGCCGGCCTATCACCAGCGACCGCAGCGACAAGCCCTACCGGCTGCACGGGCTGCTGTTGCGTCACGGGATCTCGCAGAGCGAGCTGCGGCGCGCCATGAAGTACGAGGCAGGCGGCCGCGCCGGCAACGTGCTTGCGCCCAGCACGCTCTCGGGCCTGCTGACCCGCCATGCGTGGCCGCGCACGATGCACCCGGACACCGTCAAGGCCCAGGTCGCTGAGTTCTTGCGCAGCCGCAACGTGCCCGACGACGAGATCGCCACGGCCTGGATGGTCGAGGGCGACGACGTGGAGCACACCCCTACCGATACGCGCGGCGTGTTCAACGCCGCAAAACCTGCCGCCGCAGCGGCGGCCGATGAACCCTTTGAATTGCCGGAGGCAGAAATGCTCAGTCCCGCCGCGCGCGAACACTTCGGCCTGGCCCGTCATCCCTTCGTCGACGACGTGCAAGGCCCGCAGGATGTCTACCTCAGCAAGGACCAGCGCTACGTGCGCGAGTCCATGTACTACGCCGCCAAGCACGGCGGCTTCATCGCGGTGATCGGCGAATCGGGGGCGGGCAAGAGCACGTTGCGCCGCGACCTGATCGAGCGCATCCGTCGAGACGACGAGTCGATCATGTTCATCCACACCAAAACCGTGGACAAGCGCGAGCTGACTACCTCGCATATCTGCGACGCGATCATTGCCGACATCTCCACCGAGACGCCCAAGCTGAGCAAGGAAGCCAAGGCCCGCCAGGTGGAACGTCTGCTCGCCACCAGCGCGCGTACGGGCACAACGCACGTGCTGATCATCGAAGAGGCTCACGACCTCACCAAGCCCGTGCTGCGCTATCTCAAGCGCTTTTGGGAGCTGGAGGATGGCTTCCGCCGCCTGCTCGGCATCATTCTGGTCGGCCAGAACGAACTGGGCGACCTGTTGGATGAGCGGCGCAATCCGGATATCCGCGAAGTCATCCGCCGCATCGAGCAGGCGCGGCTCAAACCGCTCAATGGCAACCTGGAGGAGTACCTGGCGCTCAAGCTCAAGCGCGTAGGTTCCAGGCCCGAGGACCTGTTCGAGCCGGATGCCTATGACGCCATCCGCGCACGCCTGCTGCAGCGTCGCCAGGGCACCAATGAAGTGGTGTCGCAACTGTACCCGCTGGTAGTGCAGAACCTCGTAGTCAAGTGCATGAACCAGGCGGTGGAGCTGGGCCTGGACAAGATCAGCGGCGAGCTGGTGGGGAGGGTGTGATGGCGCATCCCACCCCGCACCAGCGCTTGCACATCCGCTGCCTGCTCATCGAGCTGGAGATCAGCTCGCTCCACGTCACAGCGGAGCTCCTGCCGTACTGCGCGCGCGCTGGCATCACCACCTGGCACGTCGGCGATCGCATCGACGACGTGCTCAACGCGATCACCGGCGAGCAGGCCCGCGCGCTGGCCAAGGCGCTGCTCAGCCCGGAGGCGGTGCACGCATGAGCGCCGGGCTGTGGGCGCGCATGCGACAGCAACTCGGCCAATCGGCCGAGCCGCTGACCCTGCGCGACCTGGCCCGGCAGCTCGATGCGATGGATGAACGGCCGACGATCCGCAGCGTGCTCTACACGATGCGCAAGCGCGGCCATGTGGAACGCGTGGCACCCAAGCACGTCGACGGTCACTACCGCTGGCGCCTGCCTCACTCGACTCCCCGAGGAGCACGACATGCATCGACACACTGACGAACACCTCAACCACTGGGCCGACATCTACGTCGAGCGCGGGATCAAGGCGCATGGCATCTCGCTGGATGCCTTCCTGGCTTACCCGCACCAGATGCTCGCCCGCATCGATCGCATCGAATCCACCGCCCGGAAGCTGTCCGAGCCGCACCAGCACCGCCACGAGCGCCGCGCCGACAACCAGGTGCGCCAGCGCGGCCAGCTGCTGATGCAAAAGCTGTGGCACGGCAGCCGCAAACGCAATCGCGCCAACGCGCCGCTGCCGAGCAAGAGGTGAGCATGCGCATTACGTGCCCCAGCTGTGCCGCCACCTTCTCCCTCGACGTCGCCCTGCAGATGGACGCATCCCGTGGCGCGCTGTTGCGCGCGCTGCACATGCCCGCGCCGTTGGCCAGCCTGTGGGCCCAGTACCTGGGCATGTTCCGCGCCAAAGGCCGCGCGCTGGCCCACGATCGTGCCGACCGCATCATGGCCGAGCTGGTGCCCATGCTCGACGCCGGCACCGTCACCCGCAACGGCAACGTGCGCCAGGCATCCATCGACCTGTGGCGTGCCGCGCTGGAGCAGATGGTGGAGCTGCGCAACAACGACAAGCTGCAGCTTCCGCTGAAATCCCACGGCTACCTGCTGGAAATCGTCTTTGCCGCCGCCGAGCGCGGTGCCGCCAAGGCCGAGCAGGCGGTGGAGATCAGCCGGCGCAAAGGACAGCACCGCGACGCTGCCAACGGCCGCTTGCAGCGCATCGACAAGCTCTCGCAGATCCGTGGCGATTTTCGCCTCGGCCTGATCGACCGCACCCAGGCCGAACTGCGCCTGGCCGATATCGACTTTCCCCCGGAGGCTCTCGATGCCTGACGAACTCACCCGCGACACGCTGCTCACCCGCGACACGCTGCTCATCGCATTGCGCCAGCACATCGGCCGCCGCCGGGGCATCACCGCCACCGGCCTCTGCCGCGAAGTGCTGACCGCCAAGCCGACCCCGGCGGACGAGCGCCGCCTGCGCGAGCTGGTGGTCGAGCTGCGCAAGGCCGGCCATCACGTCTGCGCGCACCCGCGCGACGGCTATTTTCTCGCCGACAGCGCGGAGGAGCTGCAAGAGACGTGCGCGTTCCTGCACTCGCGCGCGATGTCGAGCCTGGAGCAGGAAAGCGCGATGAAGCGGGTGTCCATTCCGGACCTGGTTGGCCAGGGGAGGCTGCCGTCGTGAACATGCAACCGTGGGCCGATGATCAGGTGCGCCGGATCGAGTTTTACGCCGACCTTTGCTTCAGGGCGCTGGTGCGGGCCGACGAAGCCGTGATGCACGGCGATTCCGATGCCGCCGACATGGATCGCGCACGCGCCGCCTACTGGTCCGGCCGTGCCTTCGGCGAGGTGCTCGCGCCATGACCTGCACCTGCATCCGCAACGCCAACCGACAACTGCGCGACAGCGGCGCCCGGCTGATGACGCTTACTCCCCGCAGCCGCGATGGCCGCGCCATCGGTGCGCCGCGTGTCCTGGTGCGCACTGTCAACGACGATCCCGGCCGCCGCATCCCCCCTGTGGCGGTGGCCACCCACTGCCCGTTCTGCGGCACCAAGTACGAGGACTGACCCCATGCAAATGCAAGACATCGAGGCGCGTGCCAAGGCCTTCGCCGGCGCCCGCGACGAACTCGCCAGCCGCCTGCAGGATCTGCGCGACGAACAAGAAACCGCCAAGCGACGCCGGCTGCAGGGCATCAAGAACTCACTCGCGCGCTTCACCGCCGCGCACGCCGAGCTGAAACAGGCCGTCGAAGATAGCGCGCCGCTGTTCGACAAGCCGCGCACCCGCATGCTCCACGGCATCAAAGTCGGCTACGTGAAGCAACGCGGCAAGCTGGAGATCGACGACACCGACACGGTGGTGCGCCTGATCCGCAAACACCTGCCCGAGCAGGCGGAGACCCTCATCAAGACCACCGAGACC